TCCTTTACTATTTCGTGCGGTTCACAGTCGGTCCACCCTAATTGGTTGGCGTATTTTTCAATCATCGTGATTCTCCTGCGGATGTACAAAGGGACCAATTTTAAGTCCCGTATCGATGTAGAAGTTGTGGCCTAATTCGCGATACAACTCAGAAACTTCAACGCACATTTTATGGGGGGTTTCAGCGTCCAAAATATCGTACAACCGACTCCAGATATAAGCCGTCGCAACGGTGCTTTCGCCCCACCCATTTGTTATGTCCTCTAGATTTTCTTTCATACTTCCCCCTAAATGTCGGTTAATGAATCGATGTAATGCCGTAAGATGGCATCGTCATCATAAGTATTAACGAACGAGTGCATCAAAAGATCGATGGCGTGACTTTTTACTTCGTCATTGCCTGTGATAAGCATTGAGAACACATCGGCCTTATCGTCGTCAGACACATTTTCTAACAATTCAAAGGTAGACACTTCGCATCGGTTAATAAAAACCGAGCCCGTGGTTTGAAGTTCCCAAAACAAATCGGACCGAGTGTCAATAATCTCGGACTCATACTCGTAAACATCGTTTGCAGGGTTGTTTGCTGTAATCATGATGAAAACCCCCTGCGGTTATAGTCTTGGAACCATATAGACATGGCCTCTCCCGATGCCTCGTTTAACGACAAAGAAAAGTCTTGTAACGCTTTTGACGCTAAGTGGAACTCTTCGTCGGACACGTCCATTAAATCTTCGCCTAACTCTTCGCAAACGGCAGTGAGGATGTCAAACGCAGATAAGTTTAAAGCCCGAACGTCTTTAATAAAGTAAGCGCCATCGACTTCTGTCGTATCAAACTTTATTCGTTGGTTTAGCGAGTCACCATCGCGAACTCTTTTTTGTTCAGTAGCCGAACGCAAGTCCCGATTAAGGGCTTGGTAATGGAGCTTGGTCAACGTGGTCTTTTCCCACGAATGATCTTCGCCTGTGTTTTCGTACCACGTAACTTTATACGTTAGGTCCTCAACAATTTTCAGTAGCGAACGGCCATCGTTGCACTCAACAAGAGTGCCGCGCACGGGCCTAAAGTTTGTGATTATTTTAGTAGTCATCGTATTCTCCTAAATTTCAAGTTCCGCTTGATCGGTGAGCCGCGTACTTCGACTCATGTGTATTTTGACACAAAACATTTATCGATGCAAATTGTTTAGTTATCACAACAAAAACAGCCTGAAACCCTTGCTACCAAAGGTTATGCGATAAAATGGGACTTGACATGCCCTATGATATGTGTTACAATGACGTATCGGCTGGGATTTTCTAGTCGTCGAGGGTCGCGGCATGACCCCCTTGATCTTTAAAAATACGGAGAATTAAATGAAACATTTAAGAATCAACGCTGTCTCGACTTTAGCGACAGATCGAAATAGGTATTGCGGGCCAGCCGTCATAAGTTCTGTTACAGGAATGAATACGGGTGAAGCCGCAAGATTGATTAGATCAGTAACTAAAGAAAGAAAGGTGACAGGCGTTCATACTCATCATGTTTTAAAATGCATGAAGTTATGTGGAATTGAAATTGGAAGTCGAACGTGGACTTATAGCCTTCGCAGTTCAGGAAAACGTCCAACATTGGCGGGATGGCTAAAGTCTGCAAAAGATTTTCGGACCAAAGGCCGTGTGTTCTTAGTCGTTGCGGGTAATCACTTTCAGTTGATCGAAGGTAGACGATACGTTTGCGGCATAACAAAAGACATTGTCAGCATCAAAGACAAGAGCGTTAAACGCCGATGTCGAGTTGAAAGTGTTTATGAGTTAAAAGCAAACGGCAATATTACGATTCCAATAATGGCTCGTAAACCAAAACCAAATCGTGAATACGAAAAGTATCGTTCATCTATTAACACGATGAAACTAACGTATGGATTTAGTGCGGAGTTTGAACGAGATTGTGACTCTCCAAAGTACTGGGTTTGCATGCCAGAACACGCTGAAAGGTTAGCGGAAGACTTAGGTCACGATCTTAGTGATAGCCACAGTTGCTATAACTTAGGCGAAGTAGCATCAAGAATGGAAGAGATGTCAACGTTCATGGAAGAGCACTTCGCATAAACCCCAAACCCGCCTTCTTCGGATCGCGGGTTTTTTTTAGTGCAGCGGTTCGTCTTCGTTTCTAAAAGACGACAGTCCATCTACTTCCGTTTGGTATGCGGCGTTGTTGATGCTAGATGCGAGTAGTGTCATGGCGGAGGGGATATCAGGAGACACATCGATAAGGTGGGTAATGATTTGTGTTAGGGCACCGCCGATGGCGGCCCCTGAGTTAAGGTCACGGCTTTCAAACTCGTTAAGCATGATTAGGGATAATCTCGCGGCCTCAAAGAAGTCATCTTCGGCTTGTTCCGCAATCTCACTATCGGTAGAGTAAAACTTCTCATGTTTTTTAAGCATTGTATGACCTTTACCATTTTGCTTCAGGCTTTAGGGTAACATCTTTTTAACTACGATCAAAAGGGTATATCGTCGCCTTCTATCACGTCTTCTGATGTGGGACCGGGCCCTGAACCGCGAGCCGCGGGTGAAGATACAGCGACGGAGGCATTGCCTCTTGGTGTGGGCTCCCATGTGTCGACTTCAGCGTACCACTTACCGCCTTTGCTTTCGCAGACTTGCACGTTGATCCAATCTTTGCTTTCAGCACCGAGCCACGCGATTAGTTCTTCACGCTTGATGCTGATGTTGCATTTAACCCAATCGGGCGCTTGGTCCCGTGGCTTTTTTGCCATCAATCCGTTAACGAATATTTTTTCCATGCTTTTCTCCAGATAAAAAAAATCCCCCCCTCGAGGGCATTCGATTTGGTGTAGGGGGGAAGGGAGTCTTACTAACTACGGAGAACATTATTAAACGTTCAAATTCATTATACACAGCAATATAGGATAAGCAATGCTTTATCGCATACATTAAGCCCGTTTTTGCTTACCTCGGCCTTTTTGTACGGCTTTGTTAGCACTGGGGCTTTGAGACTCTTTGTACCAATCAAATACTAGGCGTAATTGCCCGCCGATGGTGCGGCCTTCTGCTTTTGACAGTTCTTTAATTTCCTCATACACCTCTCGGGGTACAAGAATACTTTTCCAACGTGTTGTGTCCATTTTTAACTCTCCAATTATCTAGGATATTATAAGAAAATATGCAAGAAAGCAAGAAAAATAGCTTACCTACTCTGCTTCTCCCCACGATGGACCCATTTCTATGTCACAAACATTCGGGACCTCTAAAGGCACTGCATTTTCCATCACCTTTGCAATCTCTTGAGCTTCTTCTCGGTTTTTTACTGACATGGCTAACTCGTCATGGATCTGCAACAAGGGCAGCTTGCCTAGCTTGTATAACTGCACCATGGCCTTCTTAGTCATGTCCGCCGCAGAGGCTTGGATAAGCCTGTTTAAGGCCTTGTAAGTAAAAGCCCGCTTGAGCCTTGTGGTCGGACCGTAAGCCGCCACAGCCTCCTTAAATGGCATCGCCTTGTTCATTGCAAACGTGTCGGGCTCCCAAGAGTCGAACCGACATTTGCGCCCCTCTAATGACCGCAATGATCCACCTGACGTTTTGTCGTTAAGTCTGTTCATCACACCGCTCATTAAACCTTTAACGAAAGGTACTCGAGCATGATACTGCTTGACCAAGGCCTTGGCTTCTTCCACTTCGATGTCCAACTCGTCTGACATCTTGTTCACCCCCATGCCGTAGATCAAACCGAGGTTAATCGTCTTGGCTTGCTTTCTGGGGATGTTGGCCATCTCGGCTACCAAACTATGGAAGTCAGTCTCGGGCTTTTCATTGTAAGCTTGAACAAATTCAGACGCGCCTTCAAGGGGTATTCCTCGCGTTTTGCCATAGACATGCGCATAATGGACCAAGATCCGTGGCTCCTGCTGCGAGAAGTCAATGGCCGCCCAATGCTCGTCTTCTTCTGGAAGAAACAACGAGCGTATCATCGGTCCAAACACAGGATCGCGGGCTGGAATTTGCTGCAAGTTAGGGTTACGCATTGATATGCGTCCTGAGACAGTGCCACCATCATCCGAACGGAGTTGATTTATATGGGAATGTATTCGGCCATCAGCGTGGCAGTGTTTCATGATGGAGTTGATGAAGGTGCCGGATGTCTTGTTCAGATTCCGAGCCTCGACAATGAGCTTGGCGACGGGGTGACTGTGTTCTTGGAGGAAGAGTTTAGTGAAACTCGGTGCGCCTTTTTGAGTTTTTGGGTAGTTGATGCCAAGGTTATCGAAGGACTTTGCAAGAGACTGCGCAGCCCAGATTTCCACGCCAGTGCCAGCGACGCGCTTCAACTCCTTCATGACCTCCCGCTCCCGTTTAAGCAGGCTGTCCCTAGTACGCTCGACTCGATTGACGTCGACTCGGACACCGCGCATGGTCATGTCTACGAGACATGGCAGCAGATCCAACTCGAGATTAGCGACGCCCCACAGATCCTCTTGTGTCAGCTTAATGGAAAAGTAGTTCCACAGTTCAAGGGTCAACTCCGCGTCTGCTTCAGCATATGGCCCGACATACATCGCAGGCATCTTCCACATTTCAGCTTTGGGATCGACACCGAACTCTTGGGCGGCAGCGTTTAATCCCTTTTCTGACTTAGTCTTGTTGAGTAAATCGTAGGCCAGCGCATTCAAGCTGTAGCTGAAACGGTTCTCGTCTAGCAACGAGGCGATGATCATGGTATCGATGATGCGGCCTTTAACGGTAAACCCCATCTGTTTGATCCAGCCCAAGTCGTATTGCGCATTGTGCATGATCTTATCGGCGGGGCACTCAAATACTTTTTTAAGCCAGCGGTTGACGATCTTCTCATCTAAGTTGCCGCCACCAAAATGTCGGATAGGAATATAGGTAGACCACCCATCGATTGCGATGGCATAGCCTACGACTTCGCCATCACCTGTTGGCCAGCCGGGTCCGTTCTTCTTTAAGTTAGGGTCGCGTGTCTCCACGTCGATGGCTATTTTAGAAGCACCCGTAATGTCTGGAAGTTCCAATGGTGGAACCCATTCGTTTTTACTAGCAAACATTGCCATTTGTAAACTCATATTAAATCCTCAACACCATTGCCTAAGACTTCTTTTAAGTCGTCAAAGCTCGCCTTAGAGAAGAACGCGGGCGTACCTTCCCCCATCCAAGCACCCAGTATATTAAACTCAAAGTATTCAACAGCCTCTTCATAGGACATCCCGTCACCATTCATCAATCCTTCAATTACTTTATCAGTGTCGTATAGGACCACGTCGTCTTGACCGCACCGTTGTACAATTCCCATGATGGCGTCGTTAAAGCCATCTGCTCTTAACATCTCACTCATAAATCATAACTCCTTGTGGCGTCTTCTGCTTCGACTATAAATAGATTTTGTTTCGTGCGAGTCACCCCGACATAAAATACGCGGTGCATGTCGTCTGGGTTGATCCGCATTTCGTTATCGGCTGCTGGACTCAGGTCCGTGAACAGTACGACGTTATCCGCCTCACCGCCTTTTGATCCGTGGATCGTGGACGCTGTAATGCGGGGTATGCCATTAAACTTACCGCCTCGTCTTAACAGGGCCGTGATGTAGGCTCTATCTATGTCGGGCAGTTTGTCCATTGCCTCGGACCAAATCATGCTGTCATCGGCATTTAGTCCATAGTTCTCGACTAAGGTTGCCATGTCGACTAAGTCGTCATCAGCGAGCCCTACGAGCTTCTTATACCCTCGGCTTACTCTAATTCCAGTAGACATCAAACTGTAAATTCTACGCGCTGTTTCGCCTGTTACTTGGTTTCCCTTGCGCAGTTGTTCCCACCCATTGACGCCATCCGATAACTTCTCACTGATGCTCCGATGTCCGCGATAGTTAAACAGGTAGCCGCTAGACTTTAGCTCCATGGCCACGGGCTGCAAGTGATAACCTGCCTGCGACAGTATGAGCCATGATCCTTGTGACATATCTAGCGCAGCGATGGTGCTGATTCGCGTGACCTTGCCTGCTTCTTCTTTAGGCTCGTACCGCTTTGGGTAGCGACGTGCAATACGTCGAACGACATTCTCGGCAAGGTGGTGGACTGACTTGGGTATCCGATAGGATTGGGACAATGTTTCCGACCCGCCGGGTAAGTTGATGAACTGATCAACATCCGCACCCGCCCATCGATAGATGGCTTGGTCATCGTCACCCGCACAATACATGCGCTTTGATTTAGCATCGATAGCGTGAGCAATCTCCCACTGGAGCGGACTCAAGTCCTGTGCTTCATCCAAGAAGCATAGATCAAATTGTGGGCAGTAGTATTCAGCGCCTTTGGCAAACTCGGACAGCATGTCTGTAAAGTCGTATAGGTTCATACTCTCTTTATATTTCTTCAGACATTTATCAACGTAATTGACGGTGTTCCAATCTTGCTCAATGTTGCTAATGTTGTACTGCTCTCGCAAAGATACTTTTCTAAGCCTAGCCAAGTTAATCAAACCAAGGACAGGATCGTTACTTGCCACCATCGAGGGGATGTCATCATCAAAGTTAGAGGCTTTGTTGCCCCCTAGCTTCACGCCAATAGATCGACTTAGCTCTCGGAAGTTAGACTCTTGCATCACCTGCTCTGAGCGTATGTCTGTCATAGTCAGTGCGAGAGAATGTAGTGTACGAAAATGTATTAGGTCTGTCTTAGGGTTTAGGTTAAAGCGTTCGGCGGCTCTGTCTCGAGCTTCGTTTGCGGCTTTACGTGTAAAGGCTAAAAAAGCAATTGAGTGTGGGTGATTACCCTTCTCTAATGCTTCGTCAACCATGTTGAGCAGGGTGGTTGTTTTACCCGTTCCGGGTGGTCCAAATATTCTAAACATCTTTAGACTTTTCCTTGCTGTATATTTGTTGGACGCGCTGCTTAGAGATACCAAACCATTTGGCAACTGCCGTCATGGTCATACGTCTCTCATCAATCATAACTACGATCTCCGCATTACGGCGTCTAGAGTACTCAGGGCCTGTTAATTCTTCTACCATTAGAACGGTACCTTTTGGTCATTGCCGAATCGAGGGGCTTCAATATCAATGTCCGCTGTATCAAACGATGGGATCTGCCAAACTCTGACAGCGCGACCTTTGATTTTTAATACGACACTTGATCCGTTGATGTCACGCAGACGCTGCGCAATGCGGTGAGACTTGTACTCGAAGAACTTATTCTTCTTTAAGAAGTTCTCAAAGTCTTTCAGTCTAAAGTAAGTGATGCCCTGATCTTCATCTGTCCATGGACGGCGCAACAATATCTCTTCTTTGTCCTGCGCAACCTGTAGGTGGCGACAGAACTCTTCAAGGTAATCGTAGAACTGACCGCTGGTGCTAGCATCAACTGCAACTTCAATGATGGCACTTTCGTTATCCTTCATTTCATTCAACAGCGTACTGATGCGACTTTCCCACTGCTGTTTCGCAACCGAGCGAGGCATCAAGTTTAGCTGCTCCATGCAGGCCTTTTGGAACGTCATCTGGTTCATTAACGCTTCAGTGTCCATCTCTAATGGTTCGCCATTAACGTCCATAAACCACACTGGAGGAGTAGAGTTGTACTTGCGAAGGTTAGCCACACTGGCCCCTGACACGGCAGCACCTACACCAAACTTTCGAGTACGGCACAGGTCTTTGTTACAGTGTGAGTTTATGGGTGCGTCGCCGCACTTATAGGCATACTCTTTGCGCTCTAGCTGCTTCGCCACGATGTTCACTTCATTCAGCGGAAGCGGTGGCGCAAGATACTCCATGTTGTACTTTAGTATCTCAGCCTGCCAGCTATCGGGGAAAGCCTTGCGTAGGTAGACACCAATATTGAACAAACCATTGTTACGACCACCCTCACTGATACCGTCCGTACAAATTATCTGTAAGCACGGCGGACCGTCTTGCAACAACTTAGTTTCTTTGCCGCCAATCACTTGCAGCTTTAGGGCTTCTTCAGGGTTCTGAACAAACTGAGTGTACAACTCTACAAACTCGTCTAATGTGGCCGAGGTGCCATCGTCTAGGAATGCGTAGCGCAAACCTTCTTCGTGGTCGTAGTATGGCAAATTAAGAAAATTTCCTACATCACCTCTGTCCAAATGCAGTTTGATCTGCTTTGGGAATATCTCGCTCTCGCCATAACCTAGTGCTGCCGCCATGGCCTTTAAAGCTTTCTGCATATCTTTAGCTTCGATCCACTCCGAGGTGAATAGAAAGCAGTGTGCCCCGCCCGATTTAGATCGGCATATAACGAGGGGTAGTTTCATGCGGCGGACTTTATCCACCAGCAACTTATGATCGAGTGGGTACTG